CCGGATAAATCTCGAACACTTTCGGTCGTTCCGACCTCCCGCGTTCTCGCTATATCCTTCCATGATAAATCTCGAACACTTTCGGTCGTTCCGACCTCCGGTGTTCTCGCTTTCACCATACGAAACTCCGGAGAAACTTCAATTTTGGAGCGTCGGGCGAATAGAAATATACGATGCCAATATATAAATACATAATATACAAATACATATAAATACATTGTCGGATAAAATACAAATTATGGGAAAAAATAAAAAAAATAAAACGCCGTTTGTTAGTGTATGCACGCCAACATTTAATCGTAGACCTTTTATTCCCATTATTGTAAAATGTTTTTTAAATCAAACCTATCCACGAGACCGTATGGAATGGATTATATTGGATGATGGAACCGACCCAATCGAAGATATTATTAAAAGTTATAATATACCGCAAATCAAATACATTAAACTTCCTTCGAAAATAAGCCTCGGACATAAGCGCAATATGATGCATAAACATGCAACCGGGTCCATTATTGTTTACATGGACGATGACGATTATTACCCTCCCGAACGAGTTTCGCATGCGGTTGAAACATTACAGGCGAATCCGAAGGTTATGATTGTCGGGTCTAGTGAAATGTATGTGTATTTCAAGCATATTAATAAAATGTATCAAAGTGGACCGTTTGGACAAAATCATTCCACCGCAGCAACATTTGCATTTCGCGTGGAACTGTTAAAAGATACAAAATATGAAGACCATGCTGCATTAGCCGAAGAAAAAGTGTTCCTTAAAAATTATACAGTTCCTATGGCACAATTAGACCCATTAAAAACCATATTGGTTTTCTCGCATGACCAAAATACATTTGATAAGCGCACTCTATTAGAAATGGGGCAAAATCCAACATTCAAAGAATCCAACAAAACTGTCCCTATGTTTATTCGCACAAAGGATGAAAAACCTATTATGGAGTTTTTCCTGCGTGATATAGATGAAAAACTTAAACAATATGCGCCCGGAGAACCTATTAATAAACCCGATGTATTACATCAAATAAAAGAAATAGAGGCAACTCGGGCTACTCAAATGGCTCAAATGAAACAGAACGGCGATGCGCCTCCGCAGAAAATTATGCTACAGCGTCCAGGAGAAACCCCTGTCGAATTGGCAATAGAAGATATTCTGAAAATATTACAAACGCAACAAGACCATATAAAATCATTACTAGAAACTGTAAAAAAACAAGAAAACCAAATACGCGAATTGTTATCGCTCCGCCTATTATCATGCGATGACAACTCATCTCCGAATAAACCGCAAACACATATAAATAGTCAACCAACCAATCCGGTAAAAGAGCATTGTATTTATCCTACTCAAGATGTGCGGGTTCCGACGTCGGTTCGAAATAAAAGCGAGCCGGAAATATATGTTCCAGTGTAATATGAATAAGAGAACGCCGATGGTCGTATCGTTGGTAGTCGTTATCCTTCGATGATAAACCATCTCCGGATAAATCTCGAACACTTTCGGTCGTTCTCGCTATCTCCTTCGATGATAACCCATCTACGGATAAATCTCGAACACTTCCGGTCGTTCCGACCTCCCGCGTTCTCGCTATCTATGTTTTCGATTCCGGTGCGAGGAACGGGCTCACTGCCAATCAATAATATATCATGAATATATTATTGGATGTATATTGAAATCTTAGGTAAAGTCGTTTCTGAATCATTACTTAGTTTATATCCGGTTTTTGTAAAAAATATTCATATACCACTTTATTTGCAATTATGGAGTCGGTTTATAACCTATATTATTATAACCAGTTTTTTTGTAGACTGGGGATTTATATCGAAATCATTGTTCTCTAAAAACGGTATATTATTATCAGTTATAACAATTATTCATGTATATACGTCTTATAGAGGGTTCCAATTATTAGAAAGTGGTATTGCATATTCAATGTTTTATACGTATCCTATTATGATTTTATTGTTTGCCGGAGAACCTATCCATATATTAATGATTTTAGCTATAGTTGGTGTTGTATTATTGGCATACGATGATAAACCCCCACCTAATAAAAAACAGACAGCGAGAACGCCCGATATCGAATACGGTTCGAAGGATAAAGTGCCATATGAAGGATATATAATGATTGCTTTAGCTGCAATAACAGAAGCCATTATATATTTTATAGTGCGTTCTATAAAAACCACTAATAATTGGAATCATCTGTTTTTGTCTTATTTCGCCGGAACATTTTTATTTACGTTTATTGGATTCAGTGAAATAACAAAAATGACCATATCCAGTAGACTATCTATATCTTTACTAATTAATGCAATAATTGGATTATGTGGTTATCTATTACGTTTTTACGCGGCAACAAAGTTATCCCCAACTATATATGCTCCATTATCCTATATTGGTATTGTTATGGCATATGTATATGGCTTTTTATTTAATGGAGAACGTATAACAATACAAAAAATAATAGGCACTATTTGTATACTTATATCGATTATTCGAATGCCGTAATTATCCAGGTTATTCTTCCGGTTCCGGTTCCTCTTCTTCGATTGTTTCTTTTTTTACATTTTTATCTAAATATCTATACATTCGTTTAATATCTAATTTATTCATTCCATATGTTTCAAACAGTTTTTCGGCTTCATTCATTTTATCGGATTCATTATAGAAATTTGTCCCATAGAATAATCGCAACTCTTGAAAAAACGCAACTAAATCGTTTTTATCCATATCTAATAATTGGGTTAGACTAAAAATAAAAAGAGAATTATTATATTCCGTTGAATACTTGGTTAATACTTTAGTAAACCGTATTTCTTGGATAGCGAGAACGCTGTAGCTCGGAACGAGTCTAGGAGAACCGTGCGACAAAGAACCACCAGAATCCAGTATAGCGAGAACGCGGGAGGTCGGAACGACCGAAAGTGTTCGAGATTTATCCGGAGATGATTTATCATCGAAGGATAAAGATGTTTCACTATTTATAGGTGTTTGAGATTTATCTGGAGATGGTTTATCATCGAAGGATATATCGAGAACGACCGGAAGTGTTTGAGATTTATCTGGAGATGGTTTATCATCGAAGGATATAGGCTTTACCATGACATTTACTTTCCCATCCTTATCGCATTGTATATCATCCGTCAATAATATATTACTATTAACATGGAATTGGTCGTGAAACATTTTATTATTATGAAACGTCTTTATGAGAGAACTCATTTCATTAAATTGCCAGATTTGATTTTGAAATGTTATACGGTCAATATAATCAGCAAAACACATGTTATCCAGTATTTTTAAATAAAATGGAAAAGATACGCGTGTGTCGACTTTATCTAAATAATCGACTATATTTTCGTGCCATAAAAGTGCGACGATAGTTCTGTCGGTTTCGTTCATGGATACATTATGTCTATCGATTGGTATATATTCCGTTAACAGAGTTTGCGTTATTTTCTTCGAATCTTCATTGAATGATTTGGTTTGTAAAATATGATGTATCGTTTCTTTTTTTAACGCTTCCGGTTTTAATCGATATAATTCTTCTACAAAACATAATTTCCGCATATCTCCTTGTATATATTTGAGTATATCGGGTTTTAGTGAACTGCATAGTAATGGCATGCGATTTTCAAGAATAATAGAGATTTGAGCTGGAGTCGCCGTTTTCAACTCATATGTATTACATACTTTCATCAATTCTTTTATTTTTTTATCTATAAAATAATTTCCAATACAAATAATCGGATTCAGTGTCATGTTCTCGGCTTTTTGTTTTTTCGTTTTTTTTTGGCGAATTAATTTTATAAGAGATGTTATACCACCCTTATCACCATTGTTCATACCATCTATTTCATCCATAACGATGGCTATTTTTTTACGAGTTCTAGACATCATTTGGAGAACATTTTGATTACTCATATTATTACTTGTTATAGTATCTATTAATGATTTATTGCGAATATCACCGGCATCATATTTAACAATATCATAGTCTAGTTCTTTTAACAATTCTATTACAAAATGAGTTTTACCGCATCCAGGAGAACCGTATATATAAAACCCCTTTTTATAATTAATATTTTTACAATTTTCTTCAAATGCCATTAAATTTGTTTTTATTTCATTTGATATGACGTCTCGATTTAAAATAGTATTTATATTATTCATTGTCATATTACTATTTTGTTTGTGGTTATTTTTATGCTATTTCAAACGAATTGCATAAAAATATATCGAGAACACATGAGGTCGGAACGACCGAACGTGTTCGAGATTTATCTGGAGATAGTTTATCATGGAAGGATATCTTCTATACACATGTTCTCATCTATTGAATTATTTTTTAAATGCACTGAAGTCTGCAGTAATCGGAATATAAGTCGACCCTTTTGGTTGCAACGCTCCATAATAAGAATAATTGTCAATTGGTGGATTTCCTTGTGAATATCCGGGGGGGGATACTCCTTGCCCTTGCCCTTGTCCTTGTCCTTGTCCTTGTCCTTGTCCTTGTCCTTGTCCATATCCGGGGGTAGCCAAATTATTCAACGCGGTTGCAGTTCCAACACCGGCGTCTTTTAATAATCCCACGGTTCCGCTTGCTCCAGATTTTAATAAATCGGCGGTTCCACTAATACCAGAGGTTAAGAGATTGGTTGCACCGGTTGCACCTGCAGTTAATAGATTGGTTGCACCGGTTGCACCTGATGTTAGGAGATTGGATGCACCGGTTGCACCGGAAGTTAATAGATTCGATGTAGTATCTACGGTTTTACTTATCGCATTTCCTGCGGTATCTACAGTTTTACTTATCGCATTTCCTGCGGTATCTACGGTTTTACTTATCGCATTTCCAGTGGCATTCACTGTATTGCTTAAGACACTACCGCCCGACCCACTATCCCCCACTCCATTATTGCATCCAGCAGATGGACATGCAGGACATACTGGAGGAACAATTTGCGTTTTCAGTAAATAATCATTCGAATATTTTCCAGTCATTCCTGGGTCGGCAGTGGAAGTTTTCCAATACCAATACCATTTATAGTAGTCAGAGTCGCTTGAATCACCGTTGTTATTCTCTTCGACGTCTATATCTTTTGCATTATTCGACACTTGGTCGCTGTCGGTTCCATTATCAACCCCCGTTTCTGTAAATCTGGCCATATTTAATATTACAAACCTATCGGATTGGTCTCTTTTAATTAATACAACCAATGTATATCCGATATATTGTACATATAATATTTGTATCGTATTGTCTTCATTATTTATTATCCATGGTGAAAATGACGCACTTGTATTAACTTTACTAGCTAAAGTATTCGGAATAGATTTGTATTCTTGTGATAGCCCAGCTGTTCTATTATATACCAATATACTACCCGTCTTGTTTACTATAAGATTTGCATTCTTTATATCGAACTTTACATCCCAACTTAATTGATATACTTTATTCGATAGACTATATAACGGTTCAATTACCATCTTATTATTATTAGGGCTTACATCAGTCGTTGTTTGCTTCAATATATTAAGGGGCTTATCGGTATACATAGATGCCTTCATATTTTCAGTAGAGGCTGATGGAATAAAATATGTATATAAATGCTTGGGGGAAAATGATTCTTTATTAGTGTCGCTCGGAGTTGCTTTTATTTGCATTGCGTGAATATAAGTATCCGTATTCCATGGAATATAAAATAGTTGATATTGGCCAGTTGTTAGACATTTGGTAGTATAATATGGAATCGTTGCATAGGAACTAGTTATTATAGAAATCTTACTCTCGGCGCACTCTTTAACTTCAGTGCCTGAAACATCGCGCGTAGAATATACTCCATCTCTGGTTTGAATATGCAGTTTAACTATACTAGTTCCTGATAAATCTACATTACCTTGGACAGGACTGGAACTAAGATTTCCAATAAACTCCTTCGAATCAACTTCCACCATATTTGCGTTTTTCCGGTCTATAAATATGTTATCATACAATTTTACTATTTTCCTAGAAGAATATGGTGGTATTTGGATTTCTGTTTGGGGGACTGTTTCGGGTTTTTTATCGGCTTGAAATTGAACAAATCCTTCTTTTTCCCCTTTATTTACTGGTAGTATTGGATTTTTTAGCGTTATTATAGATATAACTAAAACTACTAATAGCAATAAAAAAATAAAAAGTGGAGATAGTTTCATTACTTACTATATACTATATATATAGTAAAGACGAAAATGTGGTAAAAAATTGAAAAAAGAACCCAAATAAAGTATATAAGTATAGCCGAAATATGTCTAAACTCCGTTGTCTTTCTACCGTATTTGACGCAACAACCGAGTATGAAATCGGAATCGATGAAGCTGGTCGCGGGCCATTATTTGGCAGATTATATGTAGCAGCAACCGCGTTGCCTAAAGTGGCCATTATTGAAAGAGAAACGGGGAACGTATTATTCCACCACGATAAAATGCGCGATTCGAAAACCATTAAATCGCGCAAAAAAATACAAGAATTGGCTGCGTATATAAAAGAAAATGCTATAGCCTGGCATATAGAATATGTCGAAGCCGATGTTATAGATACTATCAATATTCGTCAATCCGTATTGATGGCCATGCATGAATGTGCAAAACAAATGATTGTAAAATTGCGCGAACATGCAACCATTCCACATGAACATATCAATATCGAGCGAGAATATATGTTATTGGTAGACGGTTGCGACTTTACACCACATATGATATTTGATGAATCCACCCAATCTATGAAGGAAATACCACACGAAACAATTGAAGGCGGTGATAACAAATATACTTGTATAGCAGCGGCAAGTATATTGGCGAAAAATGAGCGGGACACCTATATAGAAGAATTGTGCGAGAGGTTTCCGAATTTGCATGAGCGATATGGAATTGCTAAAAACATGGGATATGGAACAAAAACTCACCGCGACGGTATCGATGAACATGGTATAACTCAATGGCACCGAAAAACCTATGGGTTATGTCGCACTGCATGTATGAATCCCATATAAGCTTTATCCTTCTATGATAAATCATCTCCGGATAAATCTCGAACACTTTCGGTCGTTCTCGCTAACGGTAAATCTTCCATTCCATCTCTCCTAAATATTCGATTATACCGAAATCATCATTTCCTTGATATCGGATAATTGAACCGTCATATATTTGGTTTCACAATCCATTAAACTATATCCAATCAATAATGCATCTTGGGCTTCCAAATAAACAAATCCCAAAGAATATTCCACTTTTTTCTTTTCAAACGTTATCCAAGGAGTATAACATTTAGGAAGATAGGTAGTTGCATCTATTATTACAAACATTTGATAATAATATCGTCGGTCTTCATAGCTCACTGTATGACATAAAAACCATATTTCATTGTTTATGCGGACCCCATTGGTTGACCCGCGCAAATGACTAAATACTCTTGGTGTGGAATATTCGCATATAGTATGAAATAAACTGGGGATTTCTTCTGTATCAGAATATGGAATTACTTTTCCAACGACCAATGGATACCATTTATAAATAAAATATAAATCCTCTTCTTTTTCCCCAATAATAACCCAATTTTTCTCTATTTCCGACGCACCCGGTTTCTGTAATAGAACAGAGTTTTTCACTGTGCGATGTTCTTTCGAAACAATACCGTGTTCTATGCGAATATTATGAAGATGAACTCCGCGATTACAATTATAAAATATAGTATCGTTATTTTCATATAATCGCACGTCTTCTAATCCGACATAGACATTGTCTAACACCGTATTATATCCCAATATAAACTCGGGAAAATCAGGATGTGGTTCGAGCATTGGGGGGGAACTAGTGGTATTATCGCAGTTTAATAGCCGAAATGTTGAAACCACATTTTTCGTGGTTATATTTGGTTGGTTAACATATCCACCATGTTCATCAATCCTATAATTAACATATCGTTTTACTACGGTGAGTATTTTACCCGTTTTGTCTAAACAAAGACTCGGTGTGCTAGGGTATAATCCTTCCAATTCATCCGATAGCGTATTTCCGATAGTATATAACGGCGATACATCTAGCACCGAAGACGCAACCGATTTATCGCACAATGCCTCCGCATAAAACTTGTAATTGCTTATAACGTTTTTAATACTCGATTCATCTATATTTGGATGAGATACAAGACTCATGCAACATTTAGGAATATCGTATTTTTCGGGATTTGTATAATATCCTAAAATACTCAATTCGAAATCCAATTTATACTCATATGCATCTTTCTCCGTGAACAAATAATCCCGGGTTGGGTAGGTATTCCGGGATTTATCCGCCAATAAATAAAATGCATAAGCCAATTTATTTTTACCAGATAATCGATAATGTGTAATAATTTCCACCAAGTTCTCTACTCGATTTGGAAATACTTCATATGCATTCATCCACGCCTCAATCGCGCGAGTCATATCGCCGGTTTTTGCATAACATTTTCCAATGCGATAATAACTATACCAAATCTCCTCATGCCACCCTCCAATTTCGATGCGTTTTTTATACGTTTCTATAGCCAGGTCAATCTTTCCGGCGTCGTGATACGTATTTGCTAAATAGAATGTATAGCGGTCATTTTTTGGATATTCTTTTAACCCATTTTTCAATAATTCTATATCTCTAGCAAACTTATCGGATTTGCATCCACCATCGCCTATATCATTAATAAACACAATCGATTTTGTTATTGTATTTTGAACACATCCATGTGGAATACTGACATACTCATGGGTTACACCCCAATAGGTTATATTCTTGTTATTTTTAACAATACGCGTATTTTTATAAAAGAACTTGTCCGAACCTTGAAAAATACAATACGCGTCGTCTTGCAACATTTCTTTAAATACATTGGGGGAAATCTCTGGATTCAATTGAAATACCATATCGGCGTCCAGTAATAAAATATAATCCGCGTTTGACATATCGACACAGGCATTTAGGGCAACTGTGCGATTGTATCCGAAATCGCGGAATGGTTCTCTTACTATCTTACCGGAAATCCCGGCTTTATTGAAAAAGTCGGTTATTATTTCCACAGTATTATCTGTGCTACCAGTATCGCAAATACAATAGGAATCGATAATACCTACTACAGATTGTAATAATCTACTTATAATTCGGCTTTCATTTTTTACAATCATATTTAGACATAATGACGGGGTTGGTTCAGAAATAGAAAACTCTATAGACGGGTCCCAACAAACTTTAGACATATGCGTATTGTTGTATTATAAGATGAATGTTTATATACATTTGTCCATTTTATTTTTTCACTATAATATAACTATATCATGTCATTTACCCGTTTTCATGACGACCCTGTCCGCATTAAATACGGTTTAGAAATAAGCACTTATTCTGGAAGATACTCACTAGATACGCCTGGCCCCGGGTTGAATCTCCCCTATTTAGAAGATACCCAAATACGTATGCAAAAATGGGGAGCCAATCTCATGACAAATCCAATAAATATTGAAAGTGATTTACGCGGATTAAGTCGGCAACTAAACCGCGACCATGCTGACCTCAATAATTATAAAAATACAGCAGCACAAACCAGTAAAAATAGCTACGAAAAAGTCCAACCGTTTGTTGACGAAAGCCGGGCCAGTCATCCTGCATGGTCCTATAGAGATTTAGAACAAAACCACTGGGAAGTTCCGTTTTTAAATCCATTAGCCAATATAGAGAAAAAGTTCTATAATAATATCCATACACGTTTATTGGAAAAAGATTATTACGTTCCAACGGTTCAACATCCCATGAATCAGTAATTATTCATTTGCTGGCATTTAAGAGAACGCAATGCGAGGAATCGAGTATAATGTTCGACTATTATCATGGTATACCAATATAATAATATTATCGTAGTATACCGATATAATAATATTATATAGAATATATATAATATTAACCATGGAAATCGCAATACCGTTAGTTGCTTTAGGAGCATTATATGTTATGAATAGACAACCTCAACGAGAACCCTTTAATAATATGTCCAATGAATTGCCAAATACAAACGTTCCCAATAGAAATTATCCAGATGAATATAATTTGGTTGTTCCAGAATTGGAAAAAACATCGAAACTGTCTACCATAAATCGTTATGACACCCAATCTGCATATACAGACAAATATTTTTCACCCGATAATAATGTTAAGTATACCGCAAAATCGGAAATGGCTGCGATAAATAACAATGCGTCCTATTATTCTCTTACAGGAGAAAAAGTCGATAGTAGCTATTACACCCATAATAATATGGTTCCCTATTTTGGCGGGTCTATTCGTTCTAGAAACGTGGAGGCGAATACAAATGAAAGTGTCTTGGATAATATGATTGGTACCGGGTCGCAAACACAGATTAAACGAGAACAAGCCCCTTTATTTACACCCGCTGAAAATTATCAATGGGCAAATGGTGCTCCCAACCAAACCGACTTTTTACAATCGCGTGTCAATGTAGGAATGCGTATGGCAAATGTAAAACCATTCGCGGAAGAACGGGTTGGTCCCGGATTGGGTCTAGGGTTTACGAATGACGGTGCAAATGGATTCAATTCGGGCATGACCATGCGAGACGAATGGCTTCCTAAAACCGCTGACCAATTGCGCGTTGATAATAAAAAAAAAGCAACCGGTCTTATGCTGTTTGGACACGAAGGACCCGCACTTAGTCGCATTACAAATATAGGGTCGATTGGACAAATGGAGAAAAATCGACCAGATACCTCATTTGATATGGGGCCAGAGAGATATATGACTACTACTGGGGCGGTAAAAGGTCAAACTATGCATTCTATACCCATTGACCGTCATGTGTCTAGACCGGAAACGACAATGGAATACGCCGGTGCAGCCGGACATGCAAACGCAACTCAATATATACCCGGTGAATATATGCCATCTACGAATATCGACCTCGGGGCGGTTCCGCTTTCCGCAGCATCCGCAGTTGGTCGAAATTGGGCACATACCGAAGATTTCGGTATTAAAGCAGCAAAAGCATATAACAATAATAGAACGGAAAATAACCAAAATGGCGGATATTTTGGAGCTATAGGAGGCGCCATCGGTGCGGCAATGGCCCCCGTTCTCGATGTCATTCGACCATCCCGCAAAGAAAATACCGTTGGAAATCTACGCCCTTATCAAAATGCGAAAACAACTGTTTCCGAATCCTATATATTCAATCCAGCGGACCGTCCGGCAACCACTATTCGCGAAACCACCGAAAACTCCAAGTTTCATATGAATGTAAATGCGGGTCAAAACGGGGGCGCTTACAAAGTATCGGAGCATCAGGCTATACAAAATGCGCGACAAACCACCGGGGATTTCTATTATGCCGGCGGAGCCGGGGCCGGGGCGGATCGCCGGGCAACCCGGACATATGATGCCGAATATAATCAACGAAATAATGAGGTAAAATCATCTACGATTCAAGGCCGGATGGTTCCTGGGAATATGGCGCTAATGAACGGCGATATCAATATGCGACAAGTCGACCGCGATAGTTATTTGGCGAATAATCGCTCTATTGCTCCTACTATGCCACACCAAACCCCCGATATTGCTAATATGGGGCGGTTGGCGGGAAGTCAAGGGTCAAGTCTCTATAAAAATATACAATTAGACCGAACGAACCCGGAGATTTTATCCGCCCTTTCTAGTAATCCATACGCATTGAGTGTTTCTAGAGGTATTTAATAATACGCGCAGCAATTATCTGTTCTCTCAGTCTTAGGTTTGAACATGGGAATGAGCAGGGGGCATACCAATCATTGATTTTACCTCATTCAATATAGGTACAGTGTATGGATCGATAATATCCCTTAGTTTTTCCACATAGGTCTGTATTATGTCTATAAAGGAAAATACCAATATATACATACCCGCCGAAAAACATATTTTTCTGTCTAAATCGGAAAATCGTATTTTCTCTTTTCTATAATCGTTGAATCTATATATCAAAAACAACGCAAGTAATACCTTGACTATAAAATTAATAAATAAAAATGTGGCTGGTTTATTTGCTAAAACGCCGACAATAAAGAGAAATATAATAAGATTAGATATCCATCCGAAATAATCTACAAATCTGGTTGCGTTATCATAAAACAGTGGACTATCTGTTAATATATCCGTTGGCATAATTATTTTACACTATAATTTATAAATATATTATATATTCATGACATACAAAATAATATGTGTTCTCCACATTATGATGATGAGAACAGTTGTGCCATTATTTCGGCTTCCATGTTTTGCGCTGCTGGTAAGAATATAGACATTAATATATTGTCGTCGCGGAACCGGACCGTATACTCTTGCTGGATCTTATTGCGGCCAATGCGTCCCATCGCTTGTATGATTTTCTGCTGAGTCATATTCTTCAAATCCTTGCCTATAAATCCATGACAGAACTGATAATTGGTTCCGTATATATAATCCGATGACGCGATAATGATAAATAGCTTTTGATTCATGGCCAATCGCTTCATAATCTCCATATATTGTGGCGGAGTGCTCGCGTCAAACATACCGACCCCCAATATAAGAAGAAGTTTGTTGTTGGTATCCACGTTCAACAACATTATATCCTTGACAGTCTGTTCATCTATATCCGGTATGAACGCGTTCGGAACTATATCTTGCCCCGGGGCTAGCCATAGATATTGATGTTGTTGTGTATTCGGTAAATAGACCTTGTCCATACTGACTACTTGGATCTGGCTTCGCAATTGTTCCACTTCGGCCTTTAGGGATTTGACCTCGCTACTAAAGTTCTCGCGCTCCATCTTTTTCGATTTATCTATATCCTTGCCCATTTTATCCTCCAATGTCTTTTCCAATATATCGAGCTTCTTTTGACAGGTATTGTTTCGCTCGATTTTATCGAGCATACTCAGTATAACTCGTTCGGGTATTTTCGTCTGATGAATAAAGAACGCGCCCATTTTCTGTATATCTTCGGCTAAATAGATAGTGGGTCCATCCGTCAGGGTATGCGCGTCTGCAGTTGTTAACAAAACGCCGGAATGATTTGTCCGAGGTGCAGGTGGTGGTGGAGTGATTGCGGGCTGTATCGATACACTCGTCTGTCGGAAAATCGTTCTATCAGCAGTCGACTGAACCGTTTCGGCGCTTTGAATCTTCCGGATACTATCACCAGCTCGCTTATTGGACGGCGATGCGGGGGCTTTTGATAAATAGGCATGCATAGCTGGCCATGTATCTGGGTTGATTTTCGTCAACAAATCCAAGTAGTAGATTTTCATGCCATTCATCGAGACATTGCGCATATCTCCGTCAAAATAATATTCCATTTTGTATATCTCATCAATAACGGACGCCGTCGCGTTGACGTAAATAATAAACCGGATGATTTCTTGCAAATCGAAATATCTGAGTAGCGACTTGTTTTCATTACAATGTATAGCACACTCTTGCAACTTCACATAATCCGAGAACAATAGATGCGGTAAGGCTTGTTTCCCCGAAGCGCTCAGAATCGATATAGATTTCTTGCAATCATAGCTATGAATCGAATGCACTTCCGCCCCGTCAAACTTATATCGGAAATCCATTATTGTGGGCGCCATCTCGTGCTCTTTCGGCAACGTGGCACACGATAATACCATTTTGGAAATACGATTTTCCGCCCAATTTCGGTGTATTTGTTCGTGCAAATCATGCGATTCATAGTCCATTGTTATTGTAGGCTCGTCCCAATATGTTATAATATTCGACTCGGCATTGAACGCCAACATATATTGCATCGCGACCAAATAGGATTTGACATCACATATCATAATCTCCACCTTATCGCCTACGCTATTGTCGACCTTTCCAATACCGCCCGACCGCCGGTTTATCGTGTAATCTGTCGCCGCGAAATAATGCAGGCGAATATCTGACGCCGTCTCACATCCAAATGCAAATGCAATGCGTTTTTCCACCGAAATAGCGCTTTTTGCTAGTGCGAGACCAACATGTCTGGCAACACACACGAATATGACCCTATGGCCATTGGATAGTCCAATCGGCGACATGGTTTTCCCAGTTCCAGTAGGAGCCATATACAATACCAATTTCGGGCAACGATTGCGATTGAAAATCGAAAACAGCTCTTTTTGATGCGAATACAAACACAAATCTTCATATTTCAATAAGTAGGGGTTTTGTTCGATGATTTGATGCGCACTAGCCACCACATCGGATATAGATGTTATTAATTTCGCATGGTCTATTATCGCAGAAACAAATTGCTTGACGTATGGATTGATGTGCTCAATCGAATTGGTTCCAAACTGCACCAACGAATATACATAATATACGTATGGTTTATCTCCCGGAACGTTGTTATGACCGCCTGCACCGGCATTTGTCGCCCGGGGTTTATCGGGTTTCTTGGAAGATTTCGCGGAGGTTGTTGTTGGCTTATATGTGAGTTCCAATGCCATTTGTTTTGTCAATAAATGCTGGCAAAAGTCCAATAATATGTATTCGAATATATATCCCCGGCTTGTGGAAATATCCATATTTTCAATGCGAATCGAATCGGCTCGCTTTAATGTCTTGCCGTCTTTTTGTAGAGTAGCCGGGACGGTGTATTTACGCCCAGTATTTTGTTCGTATTTATCGACCATCTCCGCAATAGTAGACTTGAAGTATTTATCGTATAGGCATGATTCATTCGATGGGGTTTTTTCTAATTTCATAAATTGTATTATAGATAAATGCCGATTCGTCTTAATATTCACATTAGCACTACCTTCATTTATCATTCTCAATATAGCCAATTCTGTCTCTGGAACAGATATTTCAATACTATTCCATTCAGCGCGAGAGAGTTTTGATTGCGTTAAATCCATTGTTTCGGTATAAGAGTTCGAGGTCGAGTTCGGAGAACAGAGATATAATAATATTGTGGTTATATATCTATCTCATTTTTATAAATACTATTTTCAATTTTCTGTAATAACATACATAAAACATAACAATCATATACATATAATACCATATGTATATGTTATCTAGATTCTTCGGAGAACCGTCGAAAAAAATCGGATTTGAAGACGTTAAATATGTGGTCGACCATCCTACGCAATATCTACTAATAAATACTTTACCTGCAACCGAACAACGATGTCTCATTAAAACGACCTTGCCATGTGCAGTGGAAGAAACTGCTATTAATGAAAAAATAACGCAAATGCAAATGAAAAAATGCGTCATCGTTTTGTATGGCCGAAACTCGGCGGATATAACGGTGGAAACCAAATACAAACAGTTGAGTTCTCTCGGATTTGCGAATGTGTATATTTACGCCGGGGGATTATTCGAATGGCTTTTATTGCAAGATGTCTATGGATTCGCAGAGTTTCCAACCACGGAAAAGGAAATCGATATACTGAGATTTCGCGCAAATAAAATGTTCAATGTTCCGCGAATCGGGTATTAAGAGAACCGCGATTCTATAAACGATTTTGTCTCCGTATATCCACCAATAAATCGGCCGTTTACAAATACTATGGGGAATGTTCGGTGATTACTACCCGATAGTTCTTCTATAAATTGGAAAAATAGCGGTTTCGAATGTGCTATATATTCTTCGCATGGAACTTCGTCCACAGATTGGGTCGACTTTTGCAATAATTCTATGGCCATTTTGCAATAAATGCACCCCGGTTTCGTATAAATAGTATACATATTATCCATTGGGCGTAAATAATCCATTATTATATTATTGTCGTATAATATATATACATATAATCCAAATGAATCTAACGGCTTTTTTGAATAATAGGGGTATCCATTCTTTTGACGAAGGACATAGCCAACAAGTTCCACAACAAGTGGAAGATTTAATACGATTAACGAATGCACCCAATATTACGGTTCTCGAAATCGGATTTAATGCCGGACATTCCGCCGAAGTGTTTTTGAAAAACAATCCAGATTTGTCATTAGTTTCTTTCGATTTAGGAGAATATCGCTATGTCTCGCCTGGAAAAGAATATATTGATGCAACTTATCCAAATAGACATACATTGATAGTAGGCGATAGTAGAAACACTATTCCTGCATATATAGAAAAGAATAAAGGGACCACATTCGATTTTATTTTTATTGACGGAGGACATGATTACACCATCGCAAAAACCGATATAGAGAACTGTTTTCATTTAGCAGATAAAAATACGATTGTTGCGCTTGACGATACCATGTTTACACCAGGATGGGAACAACATTATACGATTGGTCCTACACAAGCGTGGACGGAATATATAGAACAAACCAAAATAATGGAATTGGGTAGAAACGATTATTGCGCCGGGCGAGGTATGGTCTGGGGGAAATATTCATTTGCGACAAAACTCGATTACGCATAAATATTGCGCCGAGCCCATAACTGTCCATAATGATATGTTTTTTGGGTATTACGTTGGTCAGTTCTATATTCCGGATAAATTTGTAATATAACTTGATTATTGTAGATAATGGAATCTTCTTGATCCACTAAATTGAAAAACAAATCAAACTCGTGAATCTTATTGACATTTTTATGGATATCACCAAAATAAAGTTCTCCTAATAACCCGGGACCCGTTGGCGCTAATGAGTTTTTTCCGTAATATCTTGTATTTACATTGTCAACAATATGTTGAATACAGTCCAAAAATAATGGATTTTTCGGTTTGGCTATAATAAGTCCATTGTAAATACCATATATATACTTATCCGAATAATCGGGTCTTTCTAAAACCAAATGTTCTCTATCCATGATATCAATAAACTTGAATCCATTCATACATTGATATTTTATATCTAAATATACGCCACCGTGTATATACATGACGCAATACCGCCATAAATCAGCTTTATATGCGCCTGGAATCAATCTAGCATACGCATCTGCTACATCGGCTTCAAAATGCGTTTTGATAAACTCTATACAATCATTATCATCAAATAAAAAATATTCTAATTCGGGGTTGCATTTTTGAATACTATCGATTGCATTTTGCATATGTTGAGGGACTTTTTTCGTCTGCCATGTTTGAAATAATTTTTTGGGGATATTGCATGTCGGCTTACTGACCGGACTAATATATGGATTAATTATACGATGTTTTTCTTGTAAAAAGGAATATATATATTTGGCGGGGTCAATAACTGTTATGTAATACAAATATGCTAAATAAAATACAATCGCAATTATACCTACAATAATGAATATTTTACCTGGGTTTTTCTCGATGATTTTCATGTCTGGAAATCGCATAGTTATAATAGTATATATACTCCTTGACATAAAATTGATTATGAAGAGATATAAATATATATCTTCATATATTCTATTATTATAAACCTACCTACTTAAAAATGTCTGCTACAAATTGCGAAACCCGTCTCCCTATTTTGGTATCTATCGAAGGAAATATTGGCGCCGGAAAAAGCAGTATTCTCCGCAAAATGAAAGAGAAATATGCAGACAATCTCGACGTTGTATTTGTAGAAGAACCCGTGCATATCTGGGATGGGATTCGAGATGAGTCCGGAACGCCCATGTTGAAATTGTTTTATGAGAACCCGGAAAAACATGCATTTGCATTTCAGCAGATGGCATATATAACACGTATAACATTATTGCGCAAAACGATAAAGGAGAACCCGCGATGTAAAATACTTATTTGCGAGCGGTCGCTGGATGCCGACCGGAATATTTTCGCTAAAATGTTGTTCGATGACGGAACCATCAGTTCAGTATATTTTCAGATATATTGTTTGATGTTTGACGAGTTTACCAGCGCGTTTCCAATCGACCGATGTATTTATATCGATGCCGACCCGGATGTTTGTCTGGAGAGAATTGCGCGACGTTCCCGTGATGGAGAATCGGGGATTTCGATTGATTACCTGGAAAAATGCAAGCGATATCATGATGAGTGGCTGTTGAATACGCCGATTTTGCATTTAAAAACGAATGAAAATGCGACGTATGCGACGGGCGATTTAGACGATTGTGGAAATAAATGGATTCGGCAAATCATGGAGTTTATAACTATTACTTAAATAAGGTATTAGGGTCCACTATTACGACGTTTGGTGAGAATGGCGGTGTCGGGGCGGACACTCGCGAGTTTGTTGTCGCTGTCGCTGTCGCTGTCTATCTCGTTGTCGCTGTCGATGTTGTTGTGTTGTTGTATTTCAAGGGGGGGTTTTTCTAGTGTAATTTTTTTTACGGTTCCTATGGGGTATAATTTTACCCTATTGCTATTGTCTTGATTGATATCTGTAATATCAGGTTCTTCAATATACCGGCGTAGTATATCCAAATATACAGAGAACCATATAAGTATATATTGTCTAGTATCTGAAATCTGTTCGTTGCTATATACTGTTGTATAAGCAACTGAAAAATCTAAAAACTTTAAATATACGGCATTAATGTCTGATTCGTTGGCATTATTGTCTTTTCTAACAACTTTGCTGGTTTGACTATAGTTTATTTTAGATGCGGGTATCGCTATAATTTCTTCAATATATCTATTAAGTTTGTCTATTATATTATTATATTTTAATTTGGATTCATCTACTGTATTGTATTTATATTTGGTTTCTATATATTTATGTAATTTCAGAAAATATTCTTTATAATTTTCGAATTGGTTTATATATGTATTTATAGTCGTTATATAATCGTTATCATTATCATTATCAAACCATTGTCGTATTGTCTTTAAGTTTTCTATTATGGTATAAAAGGCTGTTGTAAGTATGTTATATGGGTTAAGTGTTTTATCTGGTAAGATTATATGTTCGTTTACGTATACATATACAAAGTCTTGATTTAAACTATTTATTATGTGGTTATTACTGGTATACTTATTATTCAAATATCTACATTTTGTCATAAACATAAAACTTCTATTCATATTCTGATAGTCATTTTTATCTGTAGTATCCGATATCATTGAATTATTTGATGTATGGTCATTCATAAATAACCCAATATTTAAATATTCACCCATTCGGTCTTTCACTATTTTTATAGTATTTTGTAATTTTTTGAAATATGGTTTATATGTCTTCTCTATAACATAGTTGTCACGGTCGTCTGTTTTTTTTGTAGGTTCGTCATTTAGTTTTTGTTCAATATAATGTTTGTTAGGACTTAAGTATCCACCCATATACGTATCTATAATAATAGCGTGGTTGTGCATGTTGTTTTCATCAAACTCTATATCCTTTACTTTCTCAATTATAGATGACTGAGATTGTGGGGTTTCAATAACACTAGCATCATCATCACTACTATTAACACTATCATCATCACTACTATCATCACTACTATCATTAGCAATATTACCATCAATCAATTGTGGTTTTACACCCCATGCTTGTTTTTTATCAGGTTGTTTAAACATCCCATCCACGATACGGACGGATATATCAAGCAATTTTTCATAGGGTAGAGTTTTTTGGTTTGGTGGTGGTGGTTGTGGTGGTCGTATTTCTGGTGGTCCTGGTGGTGTTGGTAGTTGTTCTGATGATAACATCCCATCCACGATACGGACGGATATATCTAATATTTTTGCATAGGATTCTTTCATTATTTTTTTGTTTTCTTTAACTATTTTTTCAAGTTGGGTTGCTATTTCATCATATATTCTGCTAATATTTGAAAGTTCTGTATCAGTAATGGATTCTTTATTTAAATTGTTATATAGTTTTGTCAATTGTGTTTTTAGGTCATTTACATCGGACTGGTGTAAGTTGCTTACTAAATGAAGTGCATCATTAAGTTTTTGTTTAATTTGAACGATGTTTGTTGGTGCACCGTCTACTGATGTAGTATTAGATTGTGTAAACATCCCGTCTACAACACGGACAGATATATCTAACAATTTGTCATATATTGTAGCCGTTTGCGATGTTTCAGTATCAACGACTTTATTAGGCGTAGATTGTGTAAACATCCCGTCAACAACGCGCACCGATATATCTAACAATTTGTCATATATTGTAGCCGTTTGCGATGTTTCAGTATCAACGACTTTATTAGGCGTAGATTGTATAAACATCCCGTCCACAACACGGACCGATATATCTAACAATTTGTCATATATTGTAGCCGTTTGCGATGTTTCAGCAACGGCGGCTGATGTCTCAGTATTAGATTGTGTAAACATCCCGTCCACAACACGGACAGATATATCCAACAATTTGTCATATATTGTGGACAATTCCGGGGTTAGTATATTTTGTTCATCGCCATCATTATCATCAGTTGAACTCACTGATACATCATCATCGGATTCATTATGTAAAAAACTATCTGAACTCACTGATAAATCATCATTATCTGACACAAACATCCCTTCCACAACACGGACAGATATATCCAACAATTTGTCATATATTGTAGCCGTTTGCGATGTTTCAGCAACGGCGGCTGATATCTCAGTATTAGATTCTGTAAACATCCCATCCACAACACGGACCGATATATCTAACAATTTGTCATATAATTTATAGTTTGCACTTATGTGGGCATTTTCAACTATTTTATCAACAAAATCCTTAGAAATAGTTTTAATAGTAGCACTTTTTACCGCATTATTTAGTATGTTGTTTACAAGAACGGGTGCTATTTCAGGCGTAGATTGTGCAAACATCCCGTCCACAACACGCACCGATATATCTAACAATTTGTCATATATTGTAGCCGTTTGCAATGTTTCAGTATCAACGACCGTCTCAGTATTAGATTGTGTAAACATCCCGTCCACAACACGCACAGATATATCTAACAATTTGTCATATATTGTGTCAGATTGTTCTGGTGAAGCAACTGGGACTTTATCAGTATTAGATTGTGTAAACATCCCGTCCACAACACGGAGAGATATATCCAACAATTTGTCATATATTGTAGCCGTTTGTGCTTGTGTATTGATTGGCGCAACTGGGACTGTCTCAGTATTAGATTGTGTAAACATACCGTCCACAACACGGACAGATATATCCAACAATTTGTCATATATTGTAGCCGTTTGCGATGATGCAACGACGGCGGTTGATGCAACGGTCTCTGATGTA